TTCTCAAATTTGTCAAAATAGCAACAATTCCCTTTGGATATTTTCCGTTATACTTCATCTTCCATGTCACACCACGATATCTGACACTACCTTCAACAGGAGAATTTTCTGCCCGAACAGGAGCAGCCCCAATAGTTCTGATCCACTTAACAACAGCATCACTCAGTGTTTCAACATCGTCTGTATCTGCCAACAAAGTGTCGTGTTGTAAATTTTCATCCTGATCTATCAAAACTTCAGGTTTCTTTTTTGAAGATTTATTTTTTGAAACAACATTTGGTGTTTTAGGCATTTCTTCACTTTCATTTTTCATTTTATTCATTGTTGAACGCATAAGACCGATTAAAGAATCTTCTTTTTCTGATACAGGCTCTTCTGGCTCTTCATATTCTTCGTTCTCTTCTTTTTCATTAAACTTTTTGTGTTTACAACTACATCCTTCATCCAGATTCAATTTTTCTTCAACTGAAGAAACCATTTGACGAAGCTCTTCCTTGATTCGTCTTGCAGTTTCTCCCTTCCATGAAGATGAATTTGCCAAAAAGTATCTGATAATACTTTTAGCATCTTCATCATAATATTTGTCAGAAATAGAATTTAATTCTGACATTGCTTCAAGATAAGGAATTGCACCGAAATATGGCTTTTTCCAATCTCTCTTTATTTCTTCAGCAATTTTCCATATAGGGCGAAAATTCTTTTGTTGTTCCTGTTCATTCAGTTTTTTGATAAATTCTTTCTTTTGTTTAAATAAATTTTCCGCAACTTTTGCCGAAAGAACATTCTTTAAATAATTTTCAGATGCCTGAAGATCACCCTTGCGAAATTCTTCAACAAACTTTTTTAGCTTAAATCTATTTGTAAAATTGCTCACTGTATCTTCTCCTTTTTCTTCAGTTATTTATTTTTACCTCTTTTTTAGCATTTTTATTAAATTTTCTCTTTTGGCGGAATATTTGATTCAGTTCCTGTTCCGCCGAGAATTTCAGTATCTTCCGTTCCTGTTTCAGGTTCTTCTTTTGAAGATTCTAAAGGCTCTGGCTCTATTAATGAAGAACTTCCAAATTGAGATCTACTTTCTGGACTTTCAAAGGAAGATGGACTTCCTCCCATAAATCCTGATGAAGGCTCAAACCCGCTTTCAGTATCTTTCTTGCTCTGACTCTGCAAATCGGTTTCAATTTCCTTGATTTCTTCATCAGAAAGTTTAAGAAATTTCTTTTGAATATATTTCTTTGAAAAATATCCTTCAAGCTGTAAAGCAGCAGATGCAAGTTCAATTCTGCGTGTAACAATTTCAGCTTCATTAAATTCAAAGAAATGAGAATCTTTCTTGAAATCAAATCTGATTTTATTTTTGAAATTATTTTCCCAATCATCAAGATCAATAACACCCTTTAAAACAAGCTGAATTCTGAGCGCCTGAAGAAAAATTTTGGAAAAACGGTTTCTGAGACGTTGAATAAATTTACTAAATTTTATTTCTTCACGAATAATTTCTGTAGTACGGGCCGAATAGGTTTGCTGTCCACCACCGTCTGTAACATCAGAAAATCGGGAAAGGGGAACATACAAACTGTTATATAATTTCTTTTTAAAATAATTAATATCATTAATTTCACCCAGATTCTGGCCACCCGGAAGTGTTGAAATATCAGCTCCTGTTGTTCCCTCTGGCACGGGAATCCAGAAATCTTCAAGAATTGACATAACTTTGGTAGCGTCTCTCAATTCTCCGGTAGCAGGATCATAAGCAATTTTATTTTTGAATTTTTGCATTATTTCATTCAAATATTGTTCCTGTTTATGACGAGGAGCATTTCCAACAGGAATTTTAAAAACACGTCTTTCCGGTGCTCTGGAAATGCGGTAAATTATAGCAGCATCTTCCAACATATTAAGCTGGTTAAATGGCTTAATTGCCTTATGTAAGTAAGAAAGATTCAAAACATTCTGTATCAAAGGATTACCTGAATCCACAATTTTGGTCAACCCGCTTGTAGAATATACAATAGAATCTACCGGAATTTTTAATTTATTATCAAAATAAAAAAATTCTTCATAATCATCAGGAATTGGAACGATTCCTCCCAGACGTTTTTCACTTTTAACTTCCAAAACCTTCTTTATTTTCATTGCATCAACATATCTCAAATCAACAATTCCTTCGGAAGGATTATCTTTGTCAATAACAACATTAAAATATATTGCACCATCAATATACCAACGTTTGAAATATTCATACATATTTTCAGAAAAGTTAAGAATTGTTAAAATATTTTCAAATTCTTTTCTTATTTTATTTTTTGTAGTATCATTATAATCCAGATCATCCAAAACAATATCAACAGGTTGTGTATTATCACCTATAAAAAATACTTCATTAACAATTTCATCAATTGCATTTTCAATTTCCGGGCACATTGAAATTTCCCGGTATTTTTTAATCAAATCTTCCTGATTATATGAATCATTTATTCCAAAAGAATAATAATAACGATTTGTTGCTCCAGTAACAAATCTCCCCTCTGTAGGGTCAACAGAGGGGAGAAGAGAAAGTTGCTTTCTTTGTTCCTCTTCTTCGGATTTTCTTTTTAGACGAAATCCAAAGAAATTAAGATTATCTATAAATGCCATATTGACTCCAGCTTTTATTTATGCTGGAAAATAATCAAACAAATCCAAATCCAACGTTTTCAACGGTAGAAGCTACTCCGACAGAATCAGTGGTTTCATCTTCCCACCAATTATACTGTAGAGTTACTGTAAATTCCTCAACAGTATCATTGGCTTCCCATGATACGTCAATCGCGGAAATATCTGCTGGCCAAACGTCAATCAGTCTGTACTGCTTGATTGGATCACCAACCTTTGAATACTGGACAACCAAAGCATTTCCATAAATAGATGCCCGGTCTCTCAAGTTTCCAACGTGAGAATTGATAGCGCTTGACCAAAGCTGGAAAGCATTTCTGACAGAAAAAGTTTCATCATTAATAACGGTAACAGTCCATTCAATAAATGTTCTGTCGCCCGGAACCTTTATTCGTCTGCCGAAATAAGGAAGTTCAATTACACCTACCTGTTGTGAAGGCAACTGGGCCGCCTTACAGGTAAATGTAAAATCTTGAATTCCTGAACCAGCGTTTGCGACGGCTGGAGGAAAGAAAATATATGCGTTAAAAAGTGTTGAACGCGCACCTTCCCTGATCAGCCGTGTTTTAAATTCGTTTACGTTAAAAGCCATTTTTAGTCTCCTTATTTCTTTCTATTTATTCAAAAATTAACCAAGAGACCTGCCAAGAACTCTTTCACTAAAACTGACTCCTGTAGCTACAGCCACAAAGTTCAACTGAATGTAATTAATGCTTCTTGCTGGCTTGATATAAATGTCACCAACAAAACTATTGGAATCAATAACTTGTGGTGTGTTGTTAGAAGTGTCACAAACAACGAGGAAGTCATAAATTCCTCGTGCACCTTTCACTTCTCTCAAATAAGCATCAGCAGAAGCTTTGAATTGTGCTCTGGTAAATTCGTCGTTCAGTTCAAACAGTGTATATTGAGCAGCTGTTGCAATTGCCTTTTCAAGAACAATAAACAGCCTGCGAACGTTAATTCTGTCAAATGCACTTGGCTTGCTAAGCATAGTTTTGTCGCCATACAGAACGGTTCCCCGGCCTGCAAATGATACAACCGGGTTCACTCCCATGTTGTAAAGTTCATCGCGAACAGCCTTTGCGCCCGGGTTCCAAGCAAGCTTGATTACATTCTTGATCTGTCCTTTTGTATATCCGGCAGGGGAATACCACGGATAGCCTTCAGCGTCTACACGAGCACAAAGTCCGGCAATATCAGCATTCAGAGGAACCCAACGGAAAGTATCATTATACTTGTCATACTGATATTTCCAATTGCAATCCGCTACAACATAAGAACTTGAAGGAAGATTATTTCTCCAAGTTCTGATACTGGCAACTTCCCGTCCGGCATTATCCAAAACATCAGACAATGCGGGAGAAACAAATGCAAGACAATCCTTTCTGACTTCAACAAGATTAGAAATAATGTCAACTACAGTGGCCCGTGAAGCTCCACCTGTAATAACCAAATTTACATCAACAGCATCACCTTGTTTGAACATACTATAACCACGAATTTCATCTGCCGAAGAAACTGTACCATCAACACCTCCGGTCAAATTAACTGTTTCTGGCAGAGGCAAAACATCAAAAGTTCCGCCAGATACTGTCAGAGTTGTTGAACCCCAGTCTGTTGCTGTGTTTGGATGATTCATCCACCAAATATACTGGGATTTGGTATTAATTACATTTTTGTAATAATTTGAAGTTCCTTCATCTGTTCTGGCATCTGATGCCTTGGATACAAAAGGAAATCTTTCCAGAATTTGGCCGGGAACGCCAGAAATCAATCCTGTACGATCTACAACAACCACATGAATTTCATCATTGGTAGCTCCCTTGCCAGCAGCATAAGAACTGGTGCCCGGAGCACTTTGAAATGCCTGATAATATTCCCAATATCTTGTGGTTGATGCTGCTGACAAAGCACTCTTAAGAGGACTTGTAAGAGTAACTGTAGTTGTTGAAACCGATGCAACCTGATACTTAGTAGTATCGGTTGTACCAAACTGAAGCCAATCACCAACCACAATTTTGGTTGAAACATCACCTGACATTGTGACAGTGGTTGAATTAGCAGTACCAGTTGCAGTTTCAGTCAGGGTTGAACTGTATCCATTTTTATCACAAATAGAAACCTTCAATGAATTTCCAAGAACACCCGGATATTTTGCTGCCCAAGTTCCGACAGTAGCTGAACCGTTAGAATAATTGGCAATATAATCTGTTTCATTCTTGATCAAAAGAGCTGTTCCGCTTGTTACAGCATTTCTTGCTGTTGAACCAACAACACGAACAACTCTCAAATTTGAAGAATATGAAAGAAAATTGGCAGCAGAAAGAAATGTGACATAATTACTGTCATTTGGCTTTCCAAATGTCTTTACCAGCTCATCTTCTGTAGTAATAATACGAATCTCTTCTACTGGCCCCCATGTAAACGGGCCTGCAATTGCTCCAATAGAAGTTGGAACAGCAGGAATAGTTGTCGTGAGATCTACTTCACGAACTTCAACTGATGGACTGAGTGAAAAATTTGGCATTTTCAATCTCCTTTTTTACTTACAATATTTATTAAAATTGAAGTTTTATCATATCCATTCCACAATTTCTGCATCACCATATAAATGTCTTTGTTCTATTTCTGGTGATGACACAATAATTCCTAATGGCATATCCTCTTCTTTTTCTTCCACATATTTAGTAATAAGCTCTTTTCTAAAATCTGTTTTTGTTAATTCTTTGTAAAAATCCTCTGTAACCGCCCAAGAAAACATTACCAAAGCCATTACCAAATCATCTGTATAACCGGAATCTGCCTCATATGAATCCCCGGATTTGACAAAGTTGTAAAGTTCCATCATAATATCTTCTGTAAAATTAATCAGTTTCTTTTCTTCTACGAGGCTCTTGAAATTTGAACATCCAATCCGTTTAATACTCTTGGTCATTTCAATTCCGCCAATATAAGACTTGCTAATACCAACAGAAAGAACTTGTCCAACCCTTTGTTTGGATTTTGTTGAAAAAATATTTTCATATCCATATTCATTGTACAAAACATCAACGACATCCAGCCCATTTCCGTTTCGCTCAACCATAACATATGCTTCATTATATTTTCTTGCAAGATTTAAAATAATTTCAGGAAGAATCAAAGGACGTATTTGATTATTTCTGAATGTTGCAACAATTTTGACTGGATATTGTGTCACGTCCAAAACTACACA